AGTGGTGGTGGCTATTACCTACATACTCAATCGTCAGCAAGTACAACCTGGGTAATAAATCATAATTTAAACACACTTTATGTAAACGTCAACCCAGTTGATACTAGTGGTAATTCCTATTATGGACGTTATGATTTTCCTTCGGTGACATATACTAATGCTAATAGTTTGACATTGACTTGGAGTAGTGCGATAGCAGGAAATTGCTCTGTGATCGCAGGCGGCGTGAATGGTAATGGTAGCCCCGGTGGTGCCAACACTTATGTACAATTCAATGATGGTGGTTCAGTATTCGGCGGTGATGCTAACCTAACATTCAATAAAACTACAGGTGTTTTAAATGCCGTAATGACGACTCTAACTACAGGCGCAGTTGGCACAGCAGGAACTATGACAGGCAATTGGTCTTTATCTGTTGGTTCTAAATTACAATCTACATATGCTGACTTAGCTGAATATTATGCTGCTGATAAAATGTACACACCGGGAACTGTTTTACAATTTGGCGGTGATAAGGAAGTTACTATTGCAAAAGAAGAAACTAATAAAATTGCAGGAGTAGTATCTAGTGATCCTGCTTATGTGATGAATGGAGATATACAAGCACAACATCCGGTCATCGTTGCTTTAATAGGACGAGTTAAAGTAAAGGTAATAGGAACAGTGCTTAAAGGTGACATGCTAATAAGTGCAGGTAACGGTATTGCAAAAGCAAGCATCATTGATCCTAAAATAGGTACAGTGATAGGCAAAGCAATAGAAAATAAATTTGACGGTGACGAAGGTATGATCGAAGTCATGGTCGGTAGATTATAAGATAAATACAACACAGGATTAAAACAATGGCATCATACGTATATACAGCGAGTGGTTCAGCAACAGCATCAGCAAACATAGCAACTGATAAAGTCAGAATTGCGACTACGGCTTCACCAATTCAATATACTACCAGTTTCCCCAATGTTGCGTTAACTGGTACTGTAACTTGTGCTACGAACAGTAATGTAGTGACTGGATCAGGCACATTATTTTTATCACAGTTGAACGTAGGTGCTTGGATAGGAAATACAGCAGGTAGTACCGTAGGCATTGTAAAATCTATTGCTAACAATACAAGTCTAACATTGACTGCTAACGCCGCAGTAGCAATATCAGGTGGTACTGCACGATATAATCCATACGGTATCCCATATACTGTAGCAGATGCTAACTCAACAATCATTCCTGCAAATACTGTTCAAAATAGTATCATCGTGGGTCAAGGTAATGTAGTATCATTCTTAGACGTTGGCGGTAATGCAGAACCATTCAGTATTACTGAAATGGGTGCTCCTCATCCTAACACTGGCACGACTGGCGTTCTAGCAACTCCAGCAGCTGGTGGACCAACTACATAATAATCACGCAATAAAATAGTATTTTTTGATAAATATAGTATGTTCATGACGTTGTTGTTATGGACTTATGCGGTCCCCGCCGCGTACCGGCTAGAACCCGGCATTATAGGAGATAAAACAATGGGTCGTCCACTTAAAATCGCAAAAGCCCAAGCAGTTGTTACATTAACTGCTACAAACGGAACTACTGAAGTAGTTACAACAAACGCAAACTTTACTAACCTAGGTATCATTGCCGGCATGCCATTCATTCCAGCAAGTAACGTAGGTAATCTATTAGCCGGTACAACATACTGGATATTACAAGTATTGAACGCAGGTAATAACAGCACATTTACTGTTTCAGCAACAGAACTATCAGCAAACCCAACATACACTAAGTTCAACTTAGGTACCACTGCTGCACAATCTGTAGCACTATCAGTCGGTGTTGTTGATGCATATTTCAACAATCCAATCGGCGGTGCAGGATATCCAGCAACTAACGCTAACACATATGGTGTAGTTGGTGGTAACACTGCAATCTACGGTAGTCAAGTTCTTTCTAACGTAGCAATTGGTCAAAATGGTACAGGTACACTTTATGCTTCTGACGCAAGTAACGTTGTCGGTGGAGCAGGTACTGATTTAGCCAACATTGCAGCCGATTCAGTTATTCAATATGTCAACTCATCAGGTTCTTTAGTAACTTTAGGTTATGTTGATACTGCAACTGGTGTAACATCTGTAGCAGTTGCGAACACTAAAAACACTGGCAACTTCGTCAGAACAACTGGCAACGCACAAACATTGTTTGAAAATCTACCAGTTACATTTGACGCTAACTTAGGTGGTCTAGTTACAGGAACTACTTATTTCGTATTGTCAATTGCTAACACATCTGCATTTACTGTTTCTACAACAGTTGGTGGTGCAGAAGTTGACTTGTCAGATGCAACAGGTACACCTAATGCGCTACAAGATACTACACTTCTAACTAATGATGCAAGTGCTAACCTCGCTGGTTCAGCATATGTATATGCAACTCCAGAAGCAGGTTTCATTGTTCGTCAGAAGGGCAAGACAAAGTACTTAGTAACAGGTGCAACAACTGGTCTAACAGCACAATGTTTCACTGCTAACGTTGCCAATACAGCGTTGACTCCAAACACAATGACTATTACAGCAACTTATGCCAACACAGCAACAAGTAAGGTTTCATCATTGAATGATTATAATTCAGAGGTGTTCCCAGCACAAGTAGCAGCAGCATCATTAGTAGCAGGTACAGTATATACCATCTATAACGCAGGTAACACTAACTGGACAGCAGTTGGTGCATTTGCTAATATGACTGGTATTACATTTACTGCAACAGGTTCTGGTTCAGGTTCAGGTACAGCAGTTCTTGCAAATGTAAATCCTGATGTAATCGCATCATTCAACTCAGCAATCGTTGCGAACGCACAGGCATCTCTACCACCTGTAGTAACTATTACAAACAGTTAATAGGAAATAGAAAATGCCAGCAGCAGTTAGAAAGAAATTTGAACAAACTGTTACAGATGTAGCAGTGTTGCAGTTAGAAGTTCGTAACCTTCATGACAAGGTTGATGAACTTAAAACTGATGTAAAAGACCTGCATGATTGTTTGGATCGTAATATGGCTGAGACTAGAGAATTTTTAAAAGAATTCCAAGAAGGTCAAACCAAACAACATGAAGAATTAGCAGACAAAGTATCTAGTATTGAAAAGATAAAATGGATGCTAATGGGCGCAGCAGCAATACTGGGCGCTACAGGTGTTGAGGCAGTTCAAATGTTTCTAACAAGTTGATAATAGTCAATATGACTAGTAAAAACGGGGCTTTATGCCCCGTTTTTATTTTGTGAGAGTTGCTAGTTTTTCTTTAACGATGTCTATATTGATAGTGCTAAACAGTCCGGGATGCATGGGTTTAGGATGTTGCCCATCTCCTATCCAAGCATAACCTACATGTTCATCATTTAAATCAGGAACAAATTCCTCATCTACGGCGCAGAAAAAGGTATGATACGTAAAATTATTATTGACAAACTTTTGGATTGGTATTAATTTTGCATCTTGTGGGAAATATCCAATTTCTTCAAAGCATTCACGCTCTAAACCCTCTAATAACGTTTCATTTTTTTCTATTTTTCCCCCGGGCACTCCCCAAGAATAGTTTGCATCTGATCTTAGTAGATATAAAAACCGCGCAGTAGATTTACAATAGAAGAAAAGTCCTGCGGAAATATTTTTCATTCAATAATTTTAACAGTTGTGAAATTAAAGTACAATACTATAGTCGCCCTGATCGTACCAACCTTCATAAGATTTCATCCATTGCCCTTCTTGTTGTACATATCGGTATTGTATATTAGTCGTCAGATTGGTTACATACTGTACGGTTGTTGATTCGCTTGCATCAAAAGATACGGACCATGACATGGTCGCTGAACTAAATTGGATAATATCGTTTGCGCTTGCTACTAAATCGCCCCATGCAGCAGTTGGGCTACCTTCGCTACCTACATCTTCAACAATTAAATATCTGCGCCCATTGATAGGTCCTGGCAAACCGAAATTTGGACCTTGTGTGATTGGATTAATCACAGCATCTACAGGATCAAGGGTGTTTTGTGGTAATGTATCTTGGTCAATATCATATATTAAAA